AAGAGGAAGATGACTCCCTCAACTACTTTGCTAAACTGGTCAACTCCTGACCTTTACGCCCTCCGAAAGGAGGGTTTTTTTATACCCCAGATTCTCTTGGGTTGTAAGATGCCTTGGTGGTTCTGTTGATATACTGAGAAGAAGTTTCATACTTCATAATGTTTCTCATATCAGCAATAAAACCACCAAGGAATTCTGGTTTTAATATACGAATGAGTCTCTTCGCATCATTCCTCAATGTCTCATATCTGAAGTTACTGACTGGACCTGCTGCTTTTGATGATAGTAAAACCCAAGTCTTCTTATAAGCATCAGTGTAAGCAGGATCTGCCTGGATAGAATCGTATTTAGTTTTATCTGTGGTTATAGTATTACCATCTAAGTTGACGTATGTAAAAGTATAATCTTCATCAACTTGACGCCCTGCATCCAGAACAGTTCTATTAAATCTATCTCTAATCTCATTTGTTTCATAGTGATGAGGTTCCAGAATTGCTTCCTCAGAACCATACTTATCTAACATATACTTATGGAGATCATTATTACTCAGGGGCCATTGGTCTCTGATATTGAGAATGTTGTTGGTGATTAAAACTACCCAGTCTAATTCTGGATCGTCGTATATTGCGGCAGCAATCGTATCAGGTCTATCACCTTCCTTGATCATTCTAAAATCAAATGCAGTAATTGCATAATCAATATCAGTTCTAAGTTTTGGTCTCTTGAAGATGTTCTTGACTAGAACTCTCTCATCACTTCTCTGTCTACCTGGTAGTAAAGAGACGGCAGATATATCTGGTAACTCTTTGAAATAAGACATTAGTAACCAACCTCCGTGGGTCTAATTTTGTACAAGTCTCCTTCACCTGCTGGGATATCAAGAATAACATCATCGAAGTTCAATTGAACTTTTTCTTGTCTGAATTGTTGTTCACCAGATCTTCTAGACTCAATCACAGTCTGACTATAATCAGTTGCGTATACAGGTTCGAGTTCTTTCATTTGAATTGATAGAGTGCAACTCACTGGTTGACCTTTATCGTATGCTGACCATTGACCATCTGGTGTATAGTTAACTGCTGTACCAACAACAGCACAAGGTTTGATTCTGTTTACACCTTCTATAATCTGTCCTCCTGCAGTGCGATATTGAAGTCTGAATACATTAGGTGTTCCTAGGTATAGACTTCTTCCTCCTGCTTGATTATTCATTGTTTTTGCAGCCATTCCTTGCTTGAAGAAACGAATGATTCTCTTCACTTGTAATGCTTCTGCTTCATCTCTTGGACTCATTCTCCAACTGAATTGGAAGTCCCTCAGTGTTACCTTATTGAATAAGAGTTCAACATTACTGTTTGGAATAACACCGAAACCTCTAGCAAGAAGTGATTCTGGTGTAACATTAACACCTAATGCACCTAGGATAGCAGCACCAAGATTTGTTTTCATCAATGTTCCACCACCCTCTTGCTGTAGCATCGCAGCAAGTGCTTTTGCTCTTGCTTCTGCGCTATTATCCCAGGATCCGTCAGCATTCTGGATACCTTTATTATCCATACCGATGACCGCCATAGCAGCTAGTTTACCAATGGTTGGATTAACCAGTGATAAACCTCCACCGATTATTCCAGTCATTGCAGGATTTCTCATCACACCAGCAGTGAGTGTTGCAGACATATTATTCATTGCATCATCACCCCAAGACACAGAATTGGAGTCTGTAATATTATTCGGCATAGGTAGCTTGACCATTGCTACAAACTTCTTTAATGGTGTAATTCTTTGTTGACCTTTGGTTAGATTCTGAATTGGATTTATATTTCCTGTACCAAGAATTTGATCTCTTCTAGGTGGTTGATATATGAACTGGTCAATGGTAACGTAATCCTGTCCACGAATATCTCCGTAATTTGCATCAAGTGGATACTTAGCATTCTCAATTGTATCTCCACCACCTTCTTCAAACAGTTTATCAAACTTGGCGATGTCTGCCTCAGTTATTTTTAAACTATCTAAGAAATCTGTAATTTTTGGTAGGTTTTCTTTGATGGCTGTTATTGCTTGACCTCCAAGGTCAGCCGCTTGATCGATTATACTATCACCTTCTTGATTCGCTGGATCATTGTTTTCTGGGTTTGCTGCTCCAGGTACAACCTGTGCGGGATCATTTGCATTATGTGGTGTAACCTGTATTGGTTCTGCAAATGTTGCAGCTTGTCCGACTGAAACGTCAGGAACAAATTCATCTGGATCGAATATTAGTCCTGACTTAACTTGTTGGGCAAGTCTTTGTTTGGATAATGCTAATGCTTTTTGACCACCAATTGCTAACTGTTGATTTTGTGTAGAAGCGTTACCATTAATAGTACCGGTGGATAAAATTGCCTTTGCTGTTTCTTCTGTGGTTACTTCTGTATTACGGGAACCACCAATACCAAATGCTCCGGTGCCGTATACTTTCCCTTGACCACCAAATTTTGTATTACCATCTTTGTCTACTGTTGCTAGTACGTATGGACGTTCAACAGCACCAAATGTACCTGGCGTTCCTGCTTTCTCAATTGCAACATATGATATGCTTCCATTTTTATGTAAACGAGTTTGCACAAAGGTACTTTTACCGTTGATTTTAACTCTCCATAACTGATTACTGGTTTTGGTTCCGCCAGTATTGATTAGGTTATTGTCTTTTTCTTCTACTCGTGCATCTGTGCTTGCTGTCATTTAACTATCCCATGCAGATTCTGGACTAACAAAGATTCCTGATTTGTCTACAAAATTTTCAGTCACTAATTTTGCGACATCACGATACTCGTTTCCATCAACTGGAATAGCATACATATCACCCATGTTACCAGGTATGTAACTATGTATGAGCTTAGAGTAACCTACTGAAAAGTCTACTTGTTTCTTATTTATTAAGGAAGCAGCAACCTCTCCTCGGAGTGCAGGATTTAAGTAATGTAAGTTAGCACCAAGGACTCTGGTTCCGGTGATTTCAATGATGTAAGCAAGGGGTCTCCTATCATAGAAAGGATATCTCTCAGGACTCTTTGCATTGTATTGAAAGAAACAGAGAGAACCTGGACCACCTGGACCACGATTACTTTGTAGTTCAGTGAACAGTTCATTTGCATACCAATTGGGGTCCTGACCAGAAGCACCTGCCCGTGCCATGATTCTACTACCAATAGTATCTCTTGATGCAGCAGCTTCCTGTCTTTGTTTGAGAGTCTTCCTTGGCATTACTTAATTCCTAGATCGTCTTCAGTCATAATCTTAAATTCAAACTTACGGTCAGCGCAGAACTCTTTTGCTGCTTTCCATTTTGCTTGATTGACTGACCAGGTTACAAGAGATTGTTGCCATGCCTTAGTCTTTCTTTTGGGATTCATATTTGGTTGTGCTACCTGCTTCTTAGGTTTAATTTCAACAACCATCTGTCTTAACTTACCTGTCTTATCCACATACTTGATAAAGAAGTCAGGGAAGTATCGATGAACTCTTCTATCTACAGGTGAGATGTATGGTATCCAGAACTCTTCTGATTGCCACTCCTTCACTGACTCATTCAGGTCACAGTAAGAACAAAATTTACGCTCCCAAAGAGAACGATAGATTATATTCTTAGCATTCCCATTATATTTCTTCGGATAAGACGGGAGATACCTTCCCTTATACGACATACATAGTATATAAGTAGTTTCAAAGTATTTAGATGGCAACATATTCGCCTGAGATTCTATACAGAAAGATAAACGATGTTCAGGAAACCTTTGGTGGGTTGTCTCAAACGTCCCAGTTCATGGTGACTTTGAATCTTGGACGTTCTTCTATTCGACAGAGTGGTGTTGGTCCTTTAAATAGATACCTCACTAGATGTGGATTGTTTGCTCAATCTAAATCGACAGAAGAAACATATGACTTCCTATGTTCTGATGCATCTCTTCCTGGTTCATCCTTCGACATGGCAGAAGAGTCTGGTAGTCGTCAGGGAGTTCTTGAAAGATTTCCAACACGTAGAATCTATGCAGACTTCGATTTGACTTTCTATGTTGATAAAGAGTATAATACTATTCGTATATTTGAGGAATGGTTGAACTGGATTGACCCACTCAGTAGGGGTAGCACAGTATATAATGGTGATGAAGAAGGACAAGCAGGATTTGATGAGAGCAATAGTTTCTTTAGGATGAGATATCCTAATGAATATAAGACTAAGGTTTCTATTGTTAAGTTTGAGAGAGGGTTCTGGAAGAATCCAAATGAAGTAGTTAAGGAAGACAAAATTAAAAAGAAATTACTTCAACAACCTATCTTAGTCTATGATTTTATTGATGCATTCCCAATGAATATTTCTGCTATACCATTCTCATATGATGGAAGTTCAATAACACAGGTCACTGTGAACTTCAACTATGCTAGGTACACTGTATCAAAACAAATCCCTAAAAAGGATTAAGAATACCACACTAAATAATTTTATCGTAATATAACATTATGCCTTTACCAAAGATTTCTACCCCGACTTATGAGTTGGTATTACCCTCAACAGGAAAGAAGATTAAGTATCGTCCTTTCCTTGTTAGAGAAGAAAAGATTCTCATCCTCGCACTAGAAAGCGAAGATGAAAAGCAGATTGCAAACGCAGTCAAAACTACACTGAAGGATTGTATTCAGACCAGGGGTATCAAGGTTGAGAACCTTCCTACCTTTGATATTGAATATCTGTTCTTGAATATTAGGGGCAAGTCTGTAGGTGAAGCAGTTGACCTTATCATTACCTGCCCTGATGATGGAGAGACAACAGTCCCTGTCAAGGTTTACATTGATGAGGTTGAAGTTGTAAAAGAAAAAGATCATACACCAGACATTGACTTGGATGGTAATCTGACACTCCGTATGAAGTATCCTTCATTGAGTGAATTTGTTTCTAATAACTTTAGTTTTAATGAGGGTGATGACTTAGATAAATCATTTGAAATTATTGCTTCGTGTATTGATGTAATCTTTAATGCAGATGATGCGTGGTCTGCATCTGATGTTACAAAGAAAGAACTTCTTTCTTGGATGGATGGATTGAACTCTAACCAGTTTAAAGAGATTGAAAATTTCTTTACATCTATGCCTAAACTATCTCATACTATTAAGGTTACTAATCCAAATACAAAGGTCGAAAGTGAAATCGTATTAGAAGGGTTACAAAGTTTTTTCGGTTAATTATGGCACATATTGATCTTGAAACATATTACAAGGTCAATTTTTCTCTCATGCAGCACCATAAATATTCATTAACTGAGATTGAAAACATGATGCCATGGGAGAGAGATATATACCTTGCATTATTAAATCAATATGTTGAAGAAGAGAATGCACGAATTCAACAACAAGGAATGTAAATGGCAGCGTCAGGAGTAAGAGCAAAGAATTTTATTAAACCTGCAGGACGAGAAGGAGCGGATGCAATCTTTCGTCGTCGCAGAGGACTTGCTCCAGCTCCTGCTGTTGGTCGTGCTTTAGTTGCAGCAGACCCAGGAGGAAATAATAGTCGCACTGGTAAGGCAACTGGTCGTGACTATGGAAACTTCTTTTCTAAAAAAAGAAATGTATCAGCAATCCAGGGTGCGGTCAATGCACTCAAAGGTCTTTTAGTAGGAACACTCATTGCTGCCAAGAGTTTAGGTTCAACACTTAAGAGTGTCGTAGGTCAGATAAATGGATTTGTTTCAAGCAAAGGCGGTGGTTTCTTTGGGAAACTAGCTATGGTTGGATTGGTTGCAGCAGTTGTAGTTGGTGTTGCAGCAATATTCGGTCCACAGATAAAGAAAGCATTTGATTTTGTTAAGAACAAAGCAAACGAGGGATTTCTTTGGGCTCAGGAACAGTTAGAGGGTGCGAACGATAAGCTTAAAACTTTTTACGAGGGAATAAGAACTTGGGTCAATGATAAAATCATTGGCATGATAGCGAAAGTCAATGAAGTTCTTAAATCTATTAAAGGTTTTGCAAATGGACTGTTCCATTTACCAAATGACCTAGTTGGAATAGATATTAGACATATAACAGGACCCATAAAGAATGTGGGTAAAGCAATCTACGGACTTCCAGAAATACCATCACCAAAACCATTACCAGAATATGATAAAATACTTGGTGCAAATGGAATTAACTTCTTAAAAGGTTATGATAGTTTAGGAGACTTTGGCAGTAGCATGATGTCTGGTCTTGGTGGAATGCTTACAGGTGGAATAGACATGATTACAGGTGGAGTGGGCGATATGCTTAACAACCTGTTTGCATCCATGGGTCTTACTGATAAGGCAAATGATGCAACTACTTTCTTAGGACTTGGAAAACAATTTGGTCCAGCAAGAAACATAGGTTCTGGTCCAGGTATCAGTAGTTTGTTTCCTGGAGGATCATGGGGAGGATTGGGGTCAGCACTCGGACTTCCTACTGGTCCTGGCCAGCAACAGCAGAGTGGTGGTAGTGGAACTTCAACTGGTTATGGTGGAGCATCACTTTCTGGAGCAGCAATGGCTAGGGTTGGTAATGATGCTCCATTCCTCGCTGAAGTGAAACGTATTTCTCAGAAGTTTCAGATTAGGGAGTCTGATCTTCTAGGTCTAATGGCATCTGAGTCTGGATTAGATCCAAAATCAGATAATGGTTCACACGTTGGATTGATTCAGTTCAGTGCTGATAGTGCAGCTGCAGTCGGTACTACACAGGCAGCACTGAAGAGAATGTCAAGAGCGCAGCAGATGAAGTATGTTGAAAAGTATTTTGACTACTGGAAATTACCAAAAGGTGCTAGTGCTGGTCAGTTATACTCTGTAGTTTTTGCTCCTGCTTATGCTAGCAAGAATAACGATACAGTATTGTATAGAAGGGGTAGTGCTGCTTATAGAGGCAATGCTCCTCTCGACGCTAACAAAGATGGTAGTATCACTGTTGGTGAGATGGGTAAAAGAATTGAGGATAAAAAGACTGAATTCGGTATTAGTGATGTAGCACCACCCCCTCCTCCTGCTGCTCCTGCTGCTCCTGCTCCTGCTGCTCCTGCTCAAGCTGCTCCACCGGCAAGCACCAGAACAACTGCTCCACCTAAACCAGTAAACACTTCTTCAAGAGGTACTGCTTCTCCTGGTGGTATAACGGTAGCAGCAGCACCAC